GTCACCACATCCATCAGCTCCTCTTTGGACTCTATGTTGGGTAGGAAGACTTCAGCTAGACAGCAGGTCTCCGCATTCGCCAACGACTGCTCAGCACACGGATTGTAGCCTTCAACTTCTGGATCTTTATACTCGGTCTCGCCTAGTCTGCCACAAGAGCGTGACAAACCTAAATTGATGAGTCCGTAAGGTTCACCTTTACCCTCGTAGCCCTGCCAGAAGTAATCGTGGAGATCATCTATATCGTCACAGACTACACTGTTGTTACTCATTGCACGGTAACTCGGAATGTCGCCGAGATCCCAACGCTTAGCCAACAAGAACTCTATGTCGTCTGGATCACCCAAAGCAATCTGTGCTGATCTTCTTACGTTCCCTGCGACGATGATGTAGCCGATGATGTTCATCATATCCAGAGCATCTATAGGTCTAATCTTCTTACCCGCACGCTTCATCAACAACTCAGAGATTTTCTGTATCCCCCACACAAGCTCGTGAGGACCACTTGCGGTTCCGCCGAAACCTTTAATAGGCTCACCCTTGCCTCGTATCACCTGTGTGGAGAATGTGAAAGAGCCTTTTTCAGCTGATTGACTCATGAAGGCCGCCTTCAATGTCTTACCTAATAATCTGACCCAACCCTCTCGAGAGTCTGGAATAATGAAATCCGCGCCTCCGTCGTCGAAACGAGTGGGTGCGGTGAACCACTTCTTGACTGGAGGGATCTTGTCCACGTACTGTCTTTGGATGTTGTAGCCAACACCGGAGCCCAACGCCAGCATATCCATCGTCCAAATGAACGGCTTGATCGGATGATCCACAGTCGTGAACGCGCAGTTCTGCAGACTCGCCAGACCTAGCTGCTCCACAGTACCTGTACCTAGCTGCCAAAGGAAACGCCCCGCAACTGAGCCTTTCAAACTCAAGAGGTGTTTCGCCAGACGTACCTCTTCTGCCTCTGTGAATCCGCAGTTCAACTGTTCGTCGCACGCGTTCACCACACGAAGTACAGTGTCTTCAAAGTCTTCAGTGGGACAGTCGACACCACCCGCGTCATCCAGCTTACGCGCGTAGGTGCGTTTGTAAGTTAGGTAGCCCACAGAACTCCAAGGGGTGTCCACTTCGGGTAAATCTTCAAATGTCATCATATATGTGTATCTCCATTTCGTAAGTTAGTTAAAATACATCTTCATCATCCACAGCGACAAACGCCACCTTCTCAGTCTCAGTGGGTAGCTTCTTAAACGAGACTTCACCATCCTCACTAAACAGTCTACCGGTGGCTAGCTCATACGTGGCACCGTTCACCGGTCCGGTGAGGCCTGTGTACCGACTTTTCAAAACACTCATGGAGATATGGTTTCGCTCTACCTCGTCTTCAGCTTCCATATTTCGGGAGAATCCGATGACGTCGAAGGATATCTGCTTGATTGACCCAGAACCACGAATATCATCGAGCGTAGGCAGCTTACCTTGTTCGAAAGTCTTACCCAAACCACCTGGAACTTTTCTGAGATGAGACACCAAACCGATCCACACATTGTGCTTCTTGACCAATCGAAGTAGATCATTCATGACGCGATCCTGCGCTTCCAAGCCTCTCAAATTTCCCGCACCCTCAGACACCAGTATGGTGATGTGATCTATGAATAGGTATTTTGCACCGGCCAACGCCATATACTCCAGCTTATCCATTATAGAGCTGTCATTGATGGAGCCTTGATGATCCAACAACAGAACTCGATCACCTCCAAAAATCTCATCGAAACCCACGCGTAAGTCCTCCAAAGATATTTCTTCATATGAAGGGTTCTTATCCAAAGCCAAGCCAGCTAACTTACGCGCAGTTTCAGCTGGTGCTTCTTCCAGCGAGACCACACCTATCTTCGTGTCCTCCACCTCTCTGAGGACGTGTACCATAATCTCACGAATTATCGAGCTCTTCCCTGTGCCTGTCCCCGATACAAAAAGAGTGATCTCACCCATACGCATACCTTTGGTTTTGGAGTTCACGCCTGAGAGGCAAGCAGGATATGCCACAGACTCTATTTTGTTGTAGTTTTCTAAGGCATCCCACAACTCTTCCTTCTTCAAGACACCGCCAGGTAGATAATCTTGAGCGTTCCAAACAGCACGCATCACTTCTTTGCCACCTTCTTTTAAGAACAGCTCATTCGCGTCATTCAGTGAGATCGAGACCACCCGCGCCTTGTCATGACCCACGATCTTCACGACATCTTTTGTGGCTTTTTCACCAGCCTCATCGTTGTCGAAGAATATGACAACTTCTTCAAAAGTGCGAAGCCACGCGCGTGCTGCTAATACAGGTTTCAAGTTGGAGCTACTCGCCACACCGACGACTGGATAGTGCTTCTTGTAGTTATCGTAACCCGCTTGCGCTACAGTCAAGGTGTCTATCTCGCCTTCACAAATGACGACACGCTTACCGCCTTCAGCAAACAACGCTTGCCCGAACAAACCGCCCAGCTTACCCAGAGCCGTGAAAGTCTTAGGCAGTAACCGCTTCTTGAAGCCTCCCTCATACGGATAGTAATGAGCTTCGATGTGTCCTGTCTCATCGAAAGCCGCTCTAACGCCGTAAAACTTGTTTATCTCGCGGGTGATGCCTCTCTTGCTGAAGGCACTGTGTCTATAGTCACTTATATTTTCGTGAACAACCATCGATTTCTCTCGAACAGTTTCGGTGGGCCCATCGGTCTTGGGGAACCAAGCTCTACAGGAGAAACAGTAGCCTGTACCATCTTCATAAATTTGCAAGGCGTCCGAGCTTGCACATTTAGGACACGGATTGTTCTTCTTCTTTATTACGCCCATCGTCTACTCCTTCGTCTACTTCTTCAGATATTTTTGAGATGACCTCACCAAATAACGCCAACACCGCCCCGAACAGGAGGTAGTCTGCGCTACTCGCGAACCCCATCTTGTACACTTGCCAACCACCGACGGCCAAAACAGCAAAACTTATAAATATTAAAATCCTTCCAAAAATCTTCAAAATACTTCTCCATTAATTATCCCATGTAGCCGTTCACGGTGTCGTTCCGTGATGGCCTCTTTCACATTCCAAGCTATCTTCTCGACACGTGTGTTGTACCATTGTTCAGTTGTGGGAGCTTCGACGAAACACAGTGTCCACGTCTCTGCCCAACTCAGACCAGACTTGGTCTTGTATTGTTCCACACAAATCAACTCGAACTCATCCAGAGGTCTGGCTTCAAACATCTCTTTTAAAAGATTGGAAGATGACATATACTTCTTCCAGTTACTCTCAACGCCTTTCGCTTTACCTCTCTGCCCTCTATACAGCTTCTTACCTAAATAGAATCTATTTAAATAGTTATCTCGAACAAGGTAGATGAACCCCATATATTTGTCTGGGTCCATCTTTTCCGAGAAAGACCAATGGCCATTGTGATTAGCCTTGATCACCTTACCTGTCTTTGGTACTTTTATGTGCTTCATTCCATCAACTCCTGAACTAGTGGCCACTTAGTGGCGTCGAACTTATCATCCAACGACTTGAGCAAATAAATCAGGCGGCCTGTCAGTTGTAGGTGCACCAACCAGTTATCCTCTTCCACTGCTAGATAGTTGGACACCACAGCTTCTTGATACTCTTCGTGTGTCTCGCAACCTTCAACCATCTTTTCAGCGTTCACCGGACCAACCTTCCATAGCCCTTTTATATTGTCTACAGGGTCACCCGACAGCAGCTGAGCATAGTAGAGATGTCTGGCTGCGGCCACATCTATGTGCTCCAGCGTCTTCTTCTTTATGTTGTAATATGGTCCGACTATACATTTCAAATCTTTATCTATGGAGGCTATCACGAAAGGTTTGTCTTTCCTTCGATGACCCTCAGCCCAAATCCGTAAATAGTCGTCGGCTTCCATATTGTCAGCTGGAACAGCCATCTCGCGCTCCACCATTCGCAATCTCAGAGCTTTCACAAAAGGTGCCAGTGGGTTGGGTTGTCGTCTGCGATGATGTTTGTAGTCTTCGAACACATCTTCACGAAAGTTACCCTCACCCTTCACAGCCATCTTGTACGAATCTGAGAAAGTGTTCAACTGTATCTCAGCGATTATATCTTCCACATAAGCCCAACACTCCTCCAGGTATTCCGCGTCATCCTCTTCTGTGTACTCTGGGGGAACAACGACACCCTCGTCGTCTAACGAGGTCACAACCAACTCTGGGCGGTTACTCTTGGCCACCCTCGGCTTGCATGCGTAGTAGCACACAACGTCACCGTCTATCAGCACTTGCATCTCGTAACTCCTTTTTCCGTTTACTTTCAAAAAGTTTCAATTCCTCGTCATTCGCCTCGCAGAATTGTAGTTCACACAAAGGCTCGGTCAGTGAGCGATGTATGCACCACCTGTAGTGGCACTCATTCAAGAGTGAGCTCCGCATCAGAACTCACGCCTACGCCATCTCGAATGTCCAACTTGAGTTCTTTCGGTTCGTAACTTTCCAACTGTGCAGGTGTCGCAGTGCACGTGTTGTAATGACAGTTGCTCAAATCCTGCGTGTCATGATTACTGTTATGATTGTTGCACATCGTATGTTCACATTTTAGCATATCGTATCTCCATATCGTTAATAAGTTTATAGCGGGGAACCTAAGCTCGGCCCACTGCATCATAAGTCTCCTGAAAA